AACGGTGGCGCTGTTTCTCCTGGTTCGTATTCATCAAAGCTATATCTAATATCTTCTTCATCAACAGTTATGCAGATGTCTGACGTTCGGCTGTCTAACTTCACATAGTTGCGGTAATAGCTTAGCCCAGCGTCCATATAACGTTCAGCTGTTGCGTTTGTAACAACGCTTGAACCCTCCGTACGTATCAACGTGTCGGCTCGGTGCTGTGCGACGCTATAATCGTTCCGTATCTCATTCGCCATTTCTCTTACGCCAGCCCCACGAGCAAACCCTTTTTCGAGTGTTTCTTTTAAGCTTTCGACAAGGTTATCTGTATTCCCCCATAAATCTTCGGAATAGTTATAACCGTTCCACGGCCTATTGATTACTTCTTCTAACGCTGGTTGGTTAAGCGTGCTTGATGATCGACCACCAATGATTTTTCGGTAAGCGTAACCGGCAATGTCCATTAAATACTTTTGGAACGTGCCTTGTAAAGAACCGTTCATTATGCCGGCGTGATATTCTAAATCTAAGTGCAACGCTTCGAGGCGCGTAACTTGTGACGCTTTATATTGTTCATCAAGTCGCTGCAATAGCTCTGGATCACCTTCAGCGTCTTCAAAGTATCTTCGGGCATTCTCTTGGTAGTCGCTAAAATCTTCGCCTCTAAGGCGTTGTTTGGCTTGGTTTAAAGTAATACCTTCATCATCAGCATATTGACCGTAGAAACGAAATATATCGTTTTGTACGTCTTTGGCATTGCGGTTGTATGCATCCGCTATACGTTTAAACATATCAACGTCGTTTCTATCTACATAACGATAAATATCATCCATGCGGTTTTGCCAATACTCAACGTGGTTCTTCGTCGGTCTCGCCATCGCCTTCATCCTCCACGTCATTTGCTGGCACTCTCGGAGCTGGACGCATGTTATCACGCTGTTCAGCTTGTCGTTTCATCTCGGTTTCTAAGCGTTCGATCTCTTGGTCGTTATCTGTAAAGCTTGCCAATTCAGTAAGCGTTTCTTGCGACAGTTCTCCGCCGTTTTGCACAAACTTTTCAACCTCTGCCCAGATGTCCTGCGGTAAGTTTGGATGAAACGTAAAAGTCAGTGCGTCAGCTTGTATTTCAGTATCGTGTAATTTACGGTGGATATTTTCAATTAATTGATAACGCCTGCGTAAAGCTTTAACGAAATAATTTTCTTTAATAGCCTGGGTTTGTTTCAAGCTAATCAATTTATGTTCGATAGCAATACCGGATAAGTTACCTCCAAAGTTTTCGTCATCCATGTTGGGCACTTTTGATAATTTAAAAATATCATTGAGTATTCTATCTTTGTAAGCTTCGGTGCCTTGTACGTCATACTGCTTATACAGATACTCAGCAGTTAGTTTAGACTCTTTGCCATCAGCGGTTCGCCCACTTTCAAGTGCCATGATATTCGCTTGTGCCATCGTGGCAAAATCATCGTTTGTAAGCCCACTTGACTCGATGTCTCCGGAAATAACAAGCATTGCATCGTTTAAGTCACTCATATAGTTTGCGGTGTCTGACTGTGCGCTATCATAAGCATCAATGTTTGGAATGACACTCTCAAAGTCGCCAGCACGATAGCGGTTATTCCACCATTCGACAACTGGCACCATGCCGTACATATGATTGTTGCGACCACTTTCTCTTAGCTCGATAGCTCCTTTTTTAAAGCTTTCAAACTTAATAACGTGAGTGTCTGTATAAATGGTTAAATGCACACGGCCGTTGTAAACCGGGCAATGAACACCGGCAATAATCTTCTTCGTCACGTCTGCGGTGCGAATAACGAATATTTCATCCGGATTAATAAGCGCAATTTTATCTTCTTTATTTTCGTTGCGGTAATGTAATTCAAAAGCTCGACCATAACGTGAGGTGTCATATCCCAAGTCATAATTTAAAGCATCGACATCATTACCAAAGTGAATATCTTCGATGTCGTTAACGTCATTAGACTTTTCTAAGTCACTCCCCACTGTCAGTGGGTTACCGAGTATAAAGCCAGTAATAAAATCTGATATATATCCGCCATAGTTATGACTAATGCGATAATCAGCTTTGTTTTGCTCAATACGCCGTCTGCCTTGTAATATCGTTTTATTACGCCCTTTAGAATAAGCCTCTAATGCATCAATGCGGTCTTTCTGGTCTGTAAAAAAGACGCGTAACATATCTGCTAAAACCTTTCGGCCTTCCTCGGTATTAATAAGCTTATCGATATCTTCATAAACAAAATGTTCATTACTTCGTTCAGCAAATTCTAACGTGTCGTTCCGGTCGTTCAGCGGTTCTTTATCCATGTCACGTTCAAACTGATAGGATTTCGGGATATATTTCCCTTCTTTATTTTGATCGCTCGCTTCATGTGTTGTATCTGCCACTTCATCACTTCCTTTCTAAAAACCTAAACGTTTAAGCCGGTTAATACGTTCGTTAACCGGAATTTTATTCTTCGTCGTATCTTTTAAATGCTGCGTATAGATTGCGTATCGAACAGCATCTAGCACATCGTCGTACTCTTTGATTGGTTCATCTTTGGTTGAGTTACCCTTCCACTTGTACTGGTAAATCTCATCTTCAAAGCGAGGGATCGACTCGCTTACATAAAACAGTTCATCAGACTTCCAGCGTTTTGCAACTTCTTCAATGCCAGAAATAACAGACTTATTACTAAACACCGCATTGATACCGTTACGCTTAAAGTCTGCAATATGTTCAGTTCGAGCTGTATCACAATAAAATCGAATCTCGCCATATATATCTTGAAATTCTTTTGCTTTATCAACCCACCAATCAATATGCTGATAACGTTCGGCTATACCGTCGATAATATACGTCGTGCCGTATGACGTTTCGCCTAAGATGACAATCGAACCATAATGGTCATATCCCCAGTCTACACCGGCATAATAGCGTTCAATATCATTAGGTGGACTATCAACAATATGCTTATCTTTATCAAAGTCTGCATAAATAGCACCTTCTGCAATTGTCCATAAGCCTAAAATATCACGGTCGTAAAATTTGCCCGATGGCGTAGCTGCCTTAATTGATTCTTTATAACGGTTAGACAAAAACGTGTTATCATCTAGTTTAAAATGAAAGTCAATAACCATATCGTCATCAGAGTCCACGTAATCTTCTTTCAACCAGTGATTCGGATTATCGGGGTTGCTATCCCAGACAACACGTGCACCTTCGCCAGAACAACGTGAAATAATCTCTTTAAACACTTCTTCGGTAGCAAGCGATGCCTCGTTAACATAAGCACCGTATGCCGTGAAACCCCTGGCTCTTTTTAGTCCAGCAATTGATCCTGTATAAACCTGTACGACTTTCACGCCTTTAAATACAAAGGATCCGTGCTTGTCATACTTTGGATCAAACTCATACTTATTAAATAATTCCTGTAAGACGTTATTTTGAATAGATGTTGATGATGTACCAGCTAAAATATACATTGGCTCATCAACGCCTTGCTCGTCAGCAATTTCACGAACACGCAACAGCTCAGAGATAAACACATCATTATTTACAACAGTTTTCCCCGAACGTTTTGCCCCGTGTAAGCCACAAATAAAGAAATCGTCCGCCCACATGCGATTCAATGCCTCTAATTGCTTCGGACTATATAAATCAGTCAGTGTCATCGTCTGCCACCGCCTCTTTTAACTGTGAAATGTACGTTGAAATCTTATCGTCTTGCGTTTCGGCATTATCTTCGTTTAAGAAGTCCATAAGTTTATCTAATGCCTTCTGCTTGTCGTATAGTTTAATGACCGGGCCATCTCTGCCCATTTTTGCCTCTTGAATTAATGAACCATCTACTTCATCTTGGTCTTTAAAATAGATATATGAACGTTTCTTAGTAACCGGTTCGCCGCTCTCATCAAATACCGGCACATCCTCATCGTTGAATACGGTAACTTCTTCCGTGCCAAACTCGATATAATCGTTAATATCAGCAAAAGCCTGTTTTAACCATTGGCGTTTGATGTCGGCTGATTCAACGTATAATTCTTTTTGTTGTTTTTTCTTCAAACGCCCTAATTCTTTTTGAACACTAGTATTTACTAGCAACCTTGAACCGTTAGCATTTGCAGTTTTGTAATCTACGCCATATGCTTCTTTATATGCCTTGGTCGCGTTAAAATACTTGAGATATAGCAAACAAAATTTCTTTTGCTTATCAGTCAACGCATCATTTTGTTCTAGTTCTTCGACAACCTTTTCCGTTGCAACACGTTTCTTTTTGTTGCGTTGCATGTCGCGTTGCGTTGTATCTGTCTTCCCCCACTTATCGCGTGATTTTCTACTGCGCAAGGTGGAGTATTTAACATTGTGTTTCTCTGCTAGGTCTTTCATGCTTATGTCTGTTGTTTCAAATTCTCTCTGTATCTTGTCCCAGTCCGTCAATAAATCTCCACCACCTCACTTTATGTATTGTTCCTTTACTTAACTTCCCAAGCACTCCCCGGCTTACGACACTTGTCGCAACTGCCCGGTTTACCACCGGTGCGATTAATTTTAATGCCAGCGTTTTTCATATCGCTAGCGCATCGGTAACATAATGTTCTCACGTCTCTTTTGTCTTTTGTCATATCATCATTCCTTTGTAAGGAGCCTAAGGGATTTGAACCCTTGC